AGGGTCAAATAAAATAATTGCAGGTATTGTTGGCACAAATCGAGCCGTTCTTTATGGTGAGCAAGCAAATTATCTAAATGAAAATCGAGTTAATACGATTATAAATCGTGGTAATGGATTTAGAACGTGGGGTGTTTGGACTTGCGCCTCTGAGAGTGTATGGCAATTTGTTAATGTTGTTCGCACTGCCGATGCAGTAAATGAAGCGATTGAAGATGCTTATCTCGAATTTGTAGATCGTCCAATGACACTTGCTAACCTTGATTTCATGGTTTGGTCAGGACTTCAGGCGCTTAAGAATTTTGAAAATGCTGGCATGATTTTGCCTGGTTCAAAATTTGCGCTTGCAGATGGAAATAGCCCAACAACTGGTGCTGCTGGAATAGTTAAATTTGTAATGGCGTTTGAAGTGCCTGCACCAATGGTTGATGTGCGTATCGCTGCGCATCGCAATATCGAAGTTGGCTATAATTTACTATTTAATAGCGTCACTGGCGAAATTGATATTAGCTAAATAAATTTTATAAATTACAACAAAGGAATATAAAAATGGCTGGAAATTTACCCGCATATATTTTAAAAAACTGCACTCTTTTTGTAGATAAAGAGAGCAAAATTGGGCAAACAGAAGAAATTACTTTGCCCTCCGTTGAGGTTAAAACTGAAGAAATGCAAAATGGTGGCATGATAAAACCACGTGAAGTTGCGTTTGGTTTTAATACTCTTTCTACCAGTTTTTCACTCTCTGGTGTTGACCCTGCAATGTTTGATTTGTTTGGAATAGCTGTTGGCAAAAGTGTGCCAATTATTGCCTATGGTTATTTGCAAGATGAAGACGGGCAAAATCACTCCGCTCGTGCTGAAATGACTTGTATGCCTAAAAAATTGGATTTAGGTGGCTGGAAGTCAGGAGAAAAAGCCCCCCTTGGCTGTGAGTTTGCCGTTCATGCTTTTAGGCTTTTTGTTGATGACAGGGAGATTGTTGCTATTAATGATTTTGAGGCAGCGTTTGGTGGTGTTAATGTTGCACCTGGTGCAAATGAAGCATTGAGATTGGGTTAGGCTGAAAATGACAAAGTTAAAACCTATCACTTTCACCCTTGAAGAGCCTATTGTGGTTGGCGAGGGTGAAAACCAAGAGACTTACAAAGAGCTGATATTTAAACGCAAAATGAAGGGCAAAGATTTGCTGGCAATGGATATTGTTAAGGGAGAATTGCGCAAGAGCTTTGCACTTTATTCTTCAATGGCAGGAGTTCCTATTTTTGTATTTAGTGAAATGGATGTAGATGATTTTGAGGTTATTGCGTTGGGGGTAGCCCCGCTAATGGGAAAGCGTGGGAAAGAAGTGATGGCCAACCTGAAAATTCTAGATCAAAGCAGCATAGCTGGCGATTTATAATTGCTACTATATCTCGATATTTATCAACTCCACTCTTAATGGTTGAGAATATGACAGGTGATGAAATTATTGCCTATCATTCAACTGTGGTGGAGCTGATGAAGTTGGAAGCTCCTGCGCATCATTAGTAAAAAGAAAGTAATGTTTTATGTCAGTTCAAACTGCTAAATTGATTGTGAATTTGGTTGATAAGGTGACTGGGCCTGCGCTTGCAATCAACAAGGCTATGACTAAATTAAATAATGCTAATTTAGCAAACTCTAGGCAATTAGCCATTGCCCAAAGGCAAATGATTGGCGCAGCTGGTGCAGCTTATGCTGTTGCTGCCGCTATTAGCTCACCCACAAAAGCGGCAATGGAATTTGAAAGTGCAATGTCTGATGTGCTTAAGGTTGTTGATTTTGAAACTCCAGAGCAATTTAAAAAATTGGCTCAGGATATTATTGATCTTTCAAAAGAGCTGCCAATTGCGGCAACTGGCATTGCAGACATTGTTGCGGCGGCGGGGCAGGCTGGTATGGCGGGTGATGAATTATTGCAATTTGCTGAAATGGCGGCAAAAGTTGGAGTGGCTTTTGATATTAGTGCCGATGAGTCTGGTGAAGCACTCGCTAAAATTAAAACAGCGCTTAATTTGACTGTGGGTGAAACGAGTTTATTAGCTGATGCAATCAATCATCTGACAAATAATATGGCATCTGATGCTCCGGGCATGATTAATTTTATGCGGCGAGTTGCGGCAACTGGTGAGCAATATGGCTTTGCTGCCAAAGACACTGCGGCAATAGGCTCGGCAATGATTGCGGCTGGGGCTGAGGCTAATGTTGCTGCTACATCATTTAGAAATGTAGGTAGAGCCTTAACAATGGGCGAGGCTTCAACTAAGGCGCAAACCACTGCTTATGAAAAGCTGGGCTTAAAAGCTAGTGATGTGGCAGCAAACATGCAAAAAGATGCAACAGGCACTTTGCAAGATGTGCTTGAGCGGATAAAAGCTTTGCCAAGAGAAGTGCAGGCGGCAACGCTTAGTCAGTTATTTGGCAACGAAGCAAGAGCATTGGCGCCATTAGTTGAGAATTTAGGTTTATACAAAACTGCCTTAGCAAGTGTGGCTGATGAGCAAACATTTTTGGGCTCTGCATCTGCTGAATATGCAGTTCGTGCAGATACAGCAGCTAATAAAATGCAAATTCTAAAAAACCAAACGCGCTCTTTATCTATTGCAATAGGTAATGCTTTAATCCCTGCTATTTTGAATGTGGTTGATAGGTTGCAGCCTATGTTAGTGGCGATAGAGGCTATTGTGAGAGCTAATCCAAAGCTAATTTCAGGTGTTTTAATACTTGTTAGCTCATTGGTTGCCTTGCGTGTTGCAACAATCGCCTCTCGATTTGCATTCTTCTTTCTAAAGGGTGGTGTTCTTTCAGCGGCATTGGGGGTGGTTAAAGGGGCAGGTCTGATAAGTAGTGGTGCAGGATTAATTGTTGCTGGTTTTGCCCGCATTCGTGCTGCTGTTGCTGGTGCTATGATGCTTTCAGCAGTTGGCGGAGGTGGTTTATTGTCTGGTATTGTTGCTTCGCTTGGTGGCGTTGCCACCGCTGTTGGGGCGGCAGTGGCAGGCATTACTGCGCCCATTTGGGCAATCGCGGCGGCATTTGTGGCAGTTGGTTTGTTGGTGCTTAAATATTGGGAACCAATATCAAATTTCTTTATGGGTTTTGCCTCGGTTATTGCCAATGCTGTATCTGATGCAATGGCGGCTTTGGGCGGCTTTATCTTTGATAAAATTATTGATGTGGCGGCTATTTTTGGAATTGATGCGGCTACTGTTGCTGCTGCTGTTGGTAGTTTTAAGGCTACAATATCTAATGCGTGGGAAGGAATAATTAATTTTTTCAAAACCTTGCCTGCTAAACTGGGTAATTGGATGAAAGACATATTTTCAATCAAAGATTATTCAGACGAAGCGGAGGCTGATTTTAAAAGCTCTGGTGAAAAAGTAGCCCAAATGTTTGTTGATGCCTTTAAGGCTGTTGCAAAAGGCATATTAGATTGGTTCACATTTTTACCAAAGAAAATAATTGAAGCAATTGGAAAAATTGATTTAAGTAAAATCATTAAATTTCCTAGTCTGCCAAAATGGATGGGTGGTAGTGGCGGTAATAAAGCTGATACTTCTGCAGGAGCTTCATCTAGTATTGGCGCGAGGGCTCTTGGTGGGCCAGTAACTGGCGGGTCGGCTTATTTAGTTGGAGAAGAAGGGCCTGAATTATTCATGCCAACCCAAAGCGGATATGTTCACGATGCGCTTCAAACTGCTCGTGCATTTACTAGTTTTACTCCAAAAATTCCATTAGCACCCAGTCCTGCAAATATGAACTATGCAGGTGGTGCTTCTTTGCCTGGCAAAGCGGTTAATCAAAATATTCAATTTGGAGATATTATTGTGAATAATTCAGTTAATGCCAGCCCTCAGCAAATTGCCATGGCGGTTGGTGATGAGGTTGCTTTAAGAGTGCGTGGCTCGTTTAGTGATGGTGGTCATTAATGGCGGGGCCAATTGTAGCAGCTCTTGGACCATTTGCTTTTGAGGCGCATGGTTTTGGTTTGAATGATATAGGAAGATCGCTAAAAACTCCGTGGGCAGTTATTAAAGTACCAGGGGGTTTTGATAAGTTGCAATGGCTAGGCGGCGATAGTGATAGTGTTAAAATTGGTGGGGTTTTATTTCCGCAGGCATTTGGAGGGTTAGAATCTCTTGCTGGTATTAGGGCTGCCGCTGAAGCAGGAATGCCCTTACATTTATTGCAACGGGCAAGCGCTTCGATGGCTAATATTTTAAGCCAGTTTGTTGTTGAGGGTGTTGAAGATAATCAAACATTTATAAGCGCAAATGGAGTTCCTATAAAAAATACTTATTCGCTTAGCTTAAGAAAATATGCTGGCGGTAATTTTTCAATGCAATCAATATTAACAGGGCTGTTTTGATGAAAGAATATATTACAAGTGATGGCGATGTTGTTGATTTGATTTGCTCACGTTTTTATGGTGATGAAAGTGGATTTGTTGAGCGGGTTCTAAACGCAAATTATGGACTGGCTGATAGGGGTGCTATTTTGCCAGCAGGAATAAAAATAAATTTACCAGAAATATCCACAACTCCACATTTACTAACCCTCTCTTTGTGGGATTAGTAAATGAGGCCTAATTGCAAAATTACCATTGATGGAATTCTTGCATCAGATTTTATGATGAGCAGGGTTATTTCTTGTGAGGTGATGGATAAAGAGGGGGTTTCTTCAGATACCTGTCGCATTGAAATGAATAATTCGCCTGCTGTGAAAATCCCTAGGCGTGGTGCAAAAATAAGAATTTGGATGGGGTATGGTTCTGATGTGGTTTTTATGGGAACTTTTGTTGTTGATGAAACATCACTGTCATTATTTCCTCATAAAATGAGCATCACTGGCAAGGCGGCAGATTGGCGTGAGAAAATGAAGGAAAATAAAGAGCGCCATTGGGACGCAAAAACAGTTAAAAACATTGTCTCGCAAATTGCATCTGATCATGGGCTTAAAGCTAATGTTGATAGCGGCGTTGGCGCTCACCTATATGATTGGTTTGGCCAGCAGGACGAAAGCGATATTAATGTTTTGCGGCGGTTAGAGCAAAGGCATGGAGCTTTATTCTCAATAAAAGATGGTATGTTGATATTTGTCAAAAGAGGCGCAGGAAAAACAGCAACAGGTGTTGCTTTAAACGGCATAAAGGTAAGCCAAGATAATATAGTTGAGGGGAGTGGTAAAATAACTCTTTCTGATAGAGCTGAATATAAAGAAGTTGTTGCCTATCATCAAAATAAAGATGAGGCAAAACGAGAAGAGATATCCATTGCTTCTTCATCATCTGGTGCGGCAATCTATAGAATGGGTGAGCCTTTTTCTAGCGTTGGCGAGGCAACTGCGGCGGCAAAATCAAAGGCAGAAGAATTAAAGCGACAAGCAATAAAATTTTCTTGCACCATATTTGGAAACCCAGCAGCAAGAGCTGGTGCTCCCTTGGTGTTTTTGGGCATGGAAGTTGGGATTGATGGCTTTGAATTTATAATAGAGACTGCGCGGCATTCTTGGTCAAAATCAGGATATACGACTGCGCTTGATGGTGAGTTAAAGATCTAAATTATACCATCTTAATTTTATCCGCCTTTTGTTGGCGGTTTTTTTATGGAGAAAATTATGAATTTTATTGGAACAGGCCGCCGCCTGAAGCAAGGCGATGTGGGCAATGCTGCTCGGGTTATTGGGGTTGAGACTGCCGTGCTTTTGGCTGTGCTTGAAGTTGAAGCGGCTGGGCGTGGCTTTGATCGTAAAAATCGACTTAAAATGCTTTTTGAGCCACATATTTTTTACAGGCAGCTAGGCAAATCTACTAAGCGAAACAGGGCTGTTCGTGAAGGTCTAGCTTATCGCAAATGGGGTGCTAAGAAATACCCAAGATCATATGATGCAAGATATGAGCAACTTAACCGAGCAATGAAAATTGATGCTGAAGCGGCTTTAAAATCCTGCTCTTGGGCATTGCCGCAAATTATGGGGTTTAACCATCAAGCAGCTGGGTTTAGTTTTCCTGCCTTAATGGTGAAGTCCATGCAGCAGGGTGAATATGAGCAAGTTTTAGCAATGGTTACATTGTTGAAAAGTTGGGGTCTGGATAAAAAACTAAAAGGCAAGGATTTCACTCTTTCAGCTAACTGGATCGGATTTGCTAGTCGTTATAATGGCTCAGGCTTTAGGAAAAATAAATATCATATCAACCTTGCCAAAGCCTATCGCAAGCACTCAAAAGGCGCGGCAATGCAATTGCCTGGCCCTGCTAATTCTCATATCTTGCAAGAAGGCACGAAGGGAGAGGCAGTTCTTAATCTGCAAGCAAATTTGGTTGCACTTGGATATAGACCAGGCCCAATCGATGGGCGATTTGGTGACAAAACTCATAGGGCAGTTATTGCCTTTCAACTTGCTTGGCAAATTACTGCAGATGGCAAGGTCGGGGCAGAGACATATCAAAAAATAGAAGCGGCTCTTAAAGAGTTGAAAAATGAAGATGAGAAGGCTGATGAGCAAATTCCTGATGCCTCAACTCAACCGATGTTTAATAAGTTAGCTGTCGTTTTTCTTGAATTTATCAGGGCGATTCTTAGCATAAGAAAGGTAGAATAATATGTTGAAATTTATAGATGGATTAAAAACATATTTTGGAATAACTGTCACATTTATAGCTGCACTATTGGCGGCTTTTAACCCAGATTTAATTGCTGATGCTGTAGGCGCAACTGAGCAGTTGCGAGCAATAATCAATGTGGCTTTCATCTTTTTAGGAACAATAATTGCCACCTTCGGCCGCATTGATGCACAAAGAAAAATAAATAAAGTTAGGAGTGATGGCTAATGCAATTTTTGTTAGGCATAATTTTGAAATTATTTGGTGCGGATTTTGGCAATAATTTTTTAAAAACTGCTTCTGAAGGCTTATTGAAAGCGCAACGTCAGCGGCTTGACGCGGCGAATGAAGCTGAGCGGATAGCCGCTGATCAGAACATAGCGTTTTGGAAAGCTGAAATTGAATATGCTCGTGAGGCAAATAGGCAGGGGACTAAGCGGCAATCGCTCAAGATGAATAATGTTGTGTTTTGGTTTATTCTAGGCGTTGCGCTTTTTCCCGGACTTGGCACATTTATCTTGCTCTCGGTTTATAACGTCCTTTGGTGGTCGGGCGGCATCTGGCCTCAAGCGTGGGGGATAGCAGCTTTCCCTCCACCTTATGATGCGTGGGCGCAGATGAGTATCGAATGGGTGTTTGACCCAGTTAAACTGGCAATGACAACTGGGGTGGCTGCTGTTGGTGGTTATGTCACTGGAAAAAGGAAATAACCAAATGAGCAACAAAACCTATGAGGATGGTCTGGTTGAAGGAAAAATCAAAGCGATTGAAGACATCACAGCAAAACAAAGTGTTAGGCTGGATAGTCACAGTACAAGGCTAACAAGCCTTGAGAGAATGTTTTGGATTGCGGGTGGCGTTATAGTTGCTATTCAGGCAATACCGCTGGTGCAGATTGTGTTGAAGATTTTAGGCTGAGATTAGGCTGCGTGACAATCGTTAATGTGGTGGTCTTTATTCATTTTTTTAAGGTCTGGTTCAAGTTTTTTAAGAAGTAATTTCTTGTCGATGATTGATCCAAAAACTGATAAAGAAAACCGCGCCAAAAGTGCGAAAATGCCAGAACTGTTTGTTACAATAGCAGCAAAATAGCAAGGAATGGCATTCATATAAGCTTTTTTTAGTTCAGGTCTTTGGTTGAAAAAATTTGTTATTTCTTGGTGAATGTTATTTTCTTCACTCATGTTTATTTGTGTTTTCTTCATTTTGCGATGATGAAAAAATGCTAAAATAATCACTTTTGCAGAGCTTTTGTCATGAATTGTGTCATTGAGCAACCTAATAGATTCTAAAATTTCAAGCGGGGTTTCTTTATCAGTAATTAAAGGTCTTGCGTTTTTGCGAAATTCTTTGGCATAAAATTCATATTCTTTTAGGCGCTTAGTTTTTTTATCAAAAAAAGCAGGGATACAATAAATAATAATTATTGTAATAATAATGGCAATAATGCTGATAAAGGTGGTCATCCTTTTTTCTCTCTTTTGTGGTTTTTCTTTTCGATAGATATAGAAATTTGTCTATCAAATTTATTCCAATCAAGTTCTGCTTCTTTATTTATACGATGTCTTTCGTTAAGAAATTTACCGCCACTCTTAATTATAGCATTTGCTCTAACTATGAGGATAGATCCAAATGTCAATAGTGCTATTTGCCAGAACTTAAAATCATATCCATTTAGCCACTCAAAAACAGGGTCTATATTCAAAATTTATAATCCCATTTTGTTTTTTTGGTGTTCTTCTTTGATATAGAACTTGCAAAATTAGCAAACAGAGTCAAGAGAGTTATGAACTAAAGTTAATTTTAACTCTCATTGATATCAATTAAAAACTCTACTTTGTTTACCGCTATAGATGGGCTTTAGCTCGAAAATTTGAGGTATTATCATCAATTTTATTTGACGAAGTGAACGGCGCTGTAACGCCGCCCAGCAGGGATTAAGAGTTAGTCGCTCAACCCTGCCCAATGAAACAAACCTTATCATCGGCTCCGCCGTGCTTACGTAAGCGGTGCTATTATAAGGCAATAATCCAAATGAATGATGAACTTGAGCTGGTTGAGCCAGTTTCACCGCCTGCGCCATGGCAAGGCGGCAAACGCGCCCTCGCGCCAAAAATAATTCAACGAAAGGGGCGGGCGGGATTCGAACCCGCGACCTTTCCCTTAGCAGGGGATTGCTCTATCCAGCTGAGCTACCACCGTATTTGAACCATTTTCAGAAGCACTACCTACCTACTTACGGCCCATCATAGGTTGGGTTAGTTTAGATGTTGTGTCAAGGGTGGTGAACCTGTTCTGCATTCCACAGCAGTCATTGGTTTCGGTTTGATTTAAAACCTTAGTGGTTTGCCTGTTGGCCGCCTTGAGTATGTCCCCGACCTGACCATTGCGGAAATTCAAAATGTAAATCAGCGTTGGTTTTGCGAATACTTCGGGTCGAAAAGATATGAGCGCTTTGATCTACTGGGTAGTAAGATGCCCAGAAGTAGTTGAGGTAAATTAAGGCAGCAGGCGAACGATGCTATTATATATTTATACTATAGCTAACAGCTTTTTGAAATCATAACTGATTGAATGGTCTGTCGTTCCCCTCTAAGGCGAGAAATCTGCCCTTCAACGTCACCACCACCAAGGCTTGAAATAGGCACGCCGACAAGGAACACTCCGACTGCATCACCGGTTGCTGCGTTGCTTTGCTGTTGTTCTAGTGAGGGAAGCTGAGCATTAACACGGGCGAGCTCTGAGGTTAACTGACTGCATGTCATTGTTCGATAGCCCGCATCAGATACGAATGAAGGAACAATTGATGCTGGTGGTTTGGCACAAGCAGATACTGCGAGAAGTAAAGCGATTGAAAGTGTTTGAAGTTTCATAATTCCCCCCTGAATTAGAACTATTAATAGCAGGTATGTATGGTTTTGTTAAGTCATTTATTTTATTTACATTTTGAGCTGGGTATTAATTCAAACATTCATATAAAAACTGACGGAGTGAACAGCGGAGCAACGCTTAGCTGGGCTGGGTGAGTTGAGAGGATTAGCAAGTATCCAGTTAATACAAAGAAAAACAGACAGCCAGGAGCGTTTTGCAGAAATGGCCAATATGCTCAACAAAATTGAAGGAAAGGCCATCATTTAGTTAAATGATATGCCAGAAGTGCGTAAGATTTTTGCAAATTTCAGAATGGAAAGTGTGGAGTTAAAATATACGATAGGTGCTAGTTCAGGCTCAAATAAGCATGCTAGTGAAGTAATAATTTATAATTTTGAAAAAAGCCGAGCTTGCCGTCTAGAAAAGTGTTCTGGCAGACTTTGTGACGGCGCTGCTTCATTAACCATTCATTACTATTAGCTATCGCAATATAGTTGAGCCTTGAATTGGTTAGAATTGCTACTATATGAATGCAAGTGTTAGTAACCGAGGAATATTTCTCAAATGAAGATATTTATTTTATCTGTGAAGCGTCAGTTGAAGCAATATAACTGTATTCAGTCGGACTAAATTAACCCTTCGTTAGAGGGTTGCAACTAACCTACTAGAGGTTAAAATGTGTCGTTGAATCGAGGAAAATATGTCAAATGAAGTATTATCTTTTCTAACAGAGCGTTATGATTCAAACAGGGTCGCCAGTGAGGATCAGAACGCAATTCGTTCAGATGACCATACTGTAGAAATCGTTGCACGGATTTTGTTTGCAGGCGATGAGGTGGACGCAGCGGTCAAAATTTTGAAGGAATCTCATTTTTTGGTTAGCGGTTGATAGCAGGGAGAGATAGCTTTTCTAATTTTAATCTTTTGCAGGTATCTAAAAAATGGATTCGTGCTTCTATTAAGTACTTTCGTGAGGCTGCTTTGCTGAGAAAATGAGAGTTGTTTGATACTATTCCGAACTTCTTCCGCACAGTCTTGACGTATTTCGTTGAAATTAGGAAACTTCACGCCTTTATCAATAAGGGTCTGGAATAGGTTTTTATGCATTTTGCGTTCAAGCGCATTGCTTTCTTGTAGTATCGATATAAACAGGAATACGTTTTTTATTTTCTCTTTCATAAATTTGGTGAATTGATCATCAAAAGTCTTACTATTTTTGGCTCCAAGAAATCCGAAACCAATGGGATTTTGGAAGTCCTCTCGTAATACATTAGGAATTTCTATCCAAGCATCCTCAACGACCATTGATAGATAGAAGAAGCTCCAAAAATAATTACCTTTAAACAAGCGTTTCCCCCGGTTGGTCACTTCAAGCCCCATGCCGTTAACTTTTCCAGCGCTTGATATGATTAGTTTTGGTCGCACTAAACGCCCATGCCGAACCTCGGATAAGCTGAATAAAACAAGGTTCACAAGATTTTTATCGTATGCTCCAGTTTTGCTGAAAAGGCTTTCTATCGTTTCTTTATCGGTTGATACTGAGTCAACTAAATGAAGAATTAGGTATTTAAGCCAATAGGTGTGTGGATGATCTCTAAGTTGCTTATCTGAGAACAGCCTCTCACCTTCTAGAGTCTCAGGATTCTGTGACTTTCGGTAGCGATTATTGACTAAGAAAATGTTTGTGATTCCTTGGTTTATTTGTGAGTAATACTCCTTGCCAGAAACATAGAAAAACATTTTAAGCCATTGCTTTTCACAAAAGAACCTCTCAAATATCGTTTCATTATCAATACAAGGATCCAAGTCAGAAATGACTTTGATAGTATGGCGGAGTCCCTGGACACTTACATCAAGTATCCCAGAAAAATCAATATTGTTTTCTTTTAGCTTAGCTATTCGTTGCTCAAAAAGTTCTCTGCAATTATCCTTGGCGCAATCTCTGGCCAGGATCAATCTTCTTTCAAGGACATCTCTTAGATAATTGGAATCTGCCTCTCTAATAGAAATAACGTTTTCGATAGATTGTATTAGCTGAGGTCCGCCATGATCAGGTCCATGTGAATTTTCTAAGACTTCAAGGGTATCCGTCCTTAGTGCAAACAAACATTTTATCCCATATTTGGATAGCTTTCCTATAGCAAACTCTTCGATCAAGAGATAGAATAATGAGAAGTAAGTATTAAGCCCTTTAAACTCCTCTATATTGTTACCATCAACTAATAAGCTACTGCAGAATTTATGATAAATAGCGTCCATATTATCGAATGCCAACACGAGATTAACAGAAAGAGAGGCTTGTAGAATTGTTTCCCAATTTTCACCTTTGAGATTAGTCTGGTCATTTACCTGTTGCAAAATAAATGGCTCGACATGATTTGCTAAGTAATCATCAAAATTTAAATTCCCGGGCATTTTAATTGATTCAAAATCGATAACAGCACATTCTGTTGATAATCTGCCAGTTGGGCGACCTCTTTTGTGAGCAATTTGTTCTTCAAAGATTTTGAATACCACATTGCTAAGAAGGGTAGATTTTCCGCAACCAATTTCGCCTGTAATAAGAAATAAGGAGTTTTCTTTATTTTTGGGAGCTGCTAAGCGCTTGAATAAATACTCACTAGTCTTATGATTTTCATCACTTATGATGTCCGAGGAGGGGGTAGATTTGCGAAATGGAGCGATATATTTACT